GCTGCATGGCGTACCGGACCGAGTCGCGGGACTCTTCCGGCCAGTCGGCAGCGTCGCCCAGGTAGTACAGCGTCATGTGCAGCTGGTCCGCCACCTCACCGCCGATCAGGGCGAGACGCTCGGCGTCCGCCTTGCTCGGCATCAGGGCGATCATGGCGCCGGTGTGCACATCAGCGGCGGCTGACAGGTCGTCCTCGTCCACGTCGGTCCTCTCACTGGCGACGGCCGTCCGCATGATGCACCGGCAGTTAATCGTCAGGTCGGCCGGGGCCGTCGGGTCCCCGGGGTACTGCATGGGCGTGCCGCCCACGTCGAACGGATCATCGATCAGCTGAAGCTGGGCGTTCGCGTCTCTGTGTGCGATCCTGACGCGCTCGTCGTTGCGGGTGACCCACTGCTTCACCAGCGGCCGGTCCGGGCCCGTGAGCGCCTGCGCGGCGGCCAGCGTGCCCGCGTTGAACGCCCGGGTCGCCTCGGTCGCGGCGATGCGCTGCGCCCGGGTCGGCCCAAGCTGCGTGCCGTCATCGTCGAACAGGGTGGTCATCCGCCGCTTCAGCTGCGCCGTGGTCTCACCGGCGGCCACGCCCTCGGCCAGGGACTGCACAGCGGCTGCGGACAGCCGGTCCCCGACCTGGTCCAGCAGGCCGCGCGTCGCTTCCAGGTACGGGGTCAGGACATCGTCCTGCTGCGTGAGCGGCGGCACCGGCTCGTCGAGATCCTCGGCCGTGACCCGGGCGCCCCGGGCGGCGATCGCCCGCAGGCGAGTCATGATCGAGCCGACCCGGCGACGCCACATGGCACCGATCCGGCTGACGCTGAACGTCGCGGCCGTCAGCTCGGTCGACCGGTCCACGGCAAAGGCGAAGTCCTGCGCGGTCAGCGTGAGCGCCGCCTGCACGTCCTCGCGCAGGTCTGCTTCCAGTTGGTCGAGCAGCGCTTCCAGCTCGTCGTCGGTCATGCCGCCGCCACCTTGATCTGAGCCAGCATCCTGGGGACGTTGTCGAAGGCGTGAGTCTGCCCGCTGATGAGCAGCGCGGTGACGTACTCGTTCAGGGCGCCAGCCAGCGCCAGCGGGTCCAGCCCGTAGCGCTGCGCCACGTCCGGCACCCGGACCCACGCATCGTCGAGCAGCTTGTACGCAGCGACGTTCTCGCGCATGACCGGGTGCCGGAAGTGGACCATGCCGGTGGAAACGAGTTCCCGCGAGGAACCACGGTTGGCGCGGGGAACCAGCGGCGTGTTCATCATCTTCCGGGACGCCCCGAGCAGCGCGCCCCAGACGAGGCCGTCGACAGCCTCGGCCAGCGCGGCGGACGTATCGGCAGTGAAGCTGTCCAGGACCGCAGAGGAAGCGGCCACGGTCATCGGCGGGAAGGCAGGCGGCGCTTCGGTCTCGCTCACAGGCAGGTCGTCCTCTGTGGTCGTCGGGGTCTCGTCCTCATCAGGCATCGTATCGGCCGAGCTCGGCGCGTCCTTCTCGGTGAAGCCGAGCTCGCGGCGTGCGGCGGACCCGCTGATGAGCCCTTCCTTGTACGCTTCCAGCGCGCTGGCGCTCTTGTTGCTGGACGAACGCAGACCGGCCGTGTCGTACCAGACCATCCACTCACCGGCGTCCGGCTCACCCTCGGCTTCGAGCAGCGGCTGAAGCCACTCGTCGGTGAGCGCCTGACAGATGAGCGCGAGGCGCGGCTCGGCGCCCATCCGCAGCGCCTCGGCGGTCAGCGCCCAGGCACCCCAGTGGTTGCTGTCCCCGAGGCCGAGCAGCACCTCGGCCGGAACGTCGGCACCGATCGCGAACCGGCGGATCGCCTCGTCGCGCAGCTGAAGGGCCATCGCGTCGAACTCGGACGTGAACTGAAGCCACTTGACCCCAGAGATCAGGTCACCGGGGACTTCCAGAACGATCGGCACCGTGGCGGCCGCCGACTCGGGCTCACGGATTGCCGTGCTGGCGACTTCGATGAACGTGTCAAGCAGCGAGTCCTCAGCGCCGTCCTGGCCGGGCTGCGTGGGGAAGCGCGCGCCGGACGGGATGAGCAGGATGCCGCGCCCCGTGATGCGGGACCGGGCGATCGCCGCGACGGCTGCGTTCAGCAGGCGCAACTCTTCCAGGATGACCAGCGACCGGATCACCGGCGACGTGGATGCCTCGCGGCGGTACGGTGCCTGCTTCCAGATCCGCATGACGACTGGGGTGTCCGGGTCCTGCGGGACTTCGGGGTCGTACTCGGTGATCTCGACCTGCTCACCGTCAATGGTGGCCGTGATCTTGCCGCGCTGGACCTTGACCTCTTGGGTGGACAGCACAATCCACCGGTCGTCGGCCAGACTGTCGCTGCTGCCGTCCGGGACGATGACGAGCCATGAGTCACCGGTCACGGCCAGCTGCGTACCGAAGTCGCCGAGCATGTTGGACTGCCCGCTGGGGCCGCCCGCGATCGAGCCGACCAGCTGGGCGGCACGGCTGTCGTCGGGCGCGTTCAGAATGGTGCCGTCCGGCCCGCGCTTCCCGGCGAACAGAGTGGCGCCGGACATGGCGTTGCTGACCCAGTCCGCGTAGGTGCCTACCTCGGGGACTGTCTTGAACATGTCCCAGGCGGCGGCGGACTCGCCGTTCGATGAGGACGTGCCGCCGCCCTTCTTCTTCGTCAGGATCCGGGTGGCGGCTGCCACGATTTCGGTGATGGCACCCATCAGTTTCCTTCCGGCTGGTGGCCGGGGCGCGAATCGTCCCAGCGGTTGAGCAGGGCCTGCGCGCCAGCGATCGCCCAGCAGAAGATGGCGTTGACGGCCAGGGTTCCGGGGTCCCAGGACCAGCGGTCCGTAGCCGTCAGGTAGGTCAGCGCGGCCACCATGGACAGCCACCAGCCGGTGCAGTACGTGCAGGTGATCAGGTCCCAGACGAACTTCCGGAACCGGCTGTCGAACTTCGAGACGCGCCACACTTCGAGCCGCTTGCGCAGGCCGTCACCGATCGTGTCCCAGACTACGAGCTGCGTGGCCCGGTAGCTGGCGAGGCTCAGCAGTACGGCTGCGCCCAGTAGTTCCTGCATGGCGTGTCCTTCCGTCGGTCCCGGTGTGAGACCAGCTTACCGGGCGGTCCGGCCCCGGACCGGGTGAGGACATATCGGGCGCGCGGCAGAAGTGGGCAGAAACAAGCCGGACAAACATGCAGGTCAGGCCGTTACGGCACTTTCACGGGAAAACTATGAGGGTCCCTATAAGGGAACACACGGGGGTGTGGGCACACCTCACACGCGGGCGCGCGCGTATGTGTAACTGCCACACCCCTGATGTACATACATAGGGGCCCTCATAGTTTCTGGAAGTTTCTGCCGTAACGGCCTGACCTGCAACGATGCCCACCCCATAAGTGCCCACCATTCTGCCGAGGGCCTATTCCTGGCAAGGGGTCACGTAGTGCTGCGTCAGATCAGAGCGCCAGCCCCCACCAGCCGGTTCATGATCCGGGTGGCGGTCGTCTCGGCGTTGCCCACTTCGTTGATGACAATGGCCCCCTGCTCGACGTTGACCGTGCGCGAGTTGCCGCCCGATCCAAAGGGGTTGGACGTCGTGCGGGCTGAGAGGCCCTGGGCGCCCCGCTGAGCGGCGTTCACGGACCCGCTGGACCCGAGGGACCCCGAGGCCCCGAACGGCTCTGTCATGGTGCCCAGGCGGGCTGCCAGAGCGGGACCCGATCCGAAGCCGCTGACCACACTGGCGGCCATGGCTGCCGAGGCACCGGCCACCGCGCGGCCGGTCGCGGCGATACCGCTGATGAGCCCCAGCCCGGTGTTCCGGCCGATGGCCATAAGCACCCTGGACGGGGACTTGATCCCGAGTGCCGTCTTGATCGCACGGGTCAGCCCCCGCGCGATCGTGATCATGAGGTCTTCGATGTCCTTCTTCTGGCCCTTCAGCCCGGCCAGGAACCCCTTCGCCGCCTGCTCGCCAGCGTCGAACATCTTGTCCGCCGAGTCCTTGCCGAACTTCTTGGCGGCATCGTCGAGCTGCTTCTGTGCTGCGTTCAGTTCCCGGATCTGGGCGTTCGAAGCCTTCGACAGCTGCTGCGCCAGGTCGGCACCGGCGTCCGGCCCGAGCCCGATCAGCTGCGAGATCAGGTCTTTGCGCAGACCCCGCTTCGCCAGGTCCGTGATCTGCTTGTTGAACCGGCGGATACGGGCCGCCGAGTCTTCCAGCCGCTTCGTCAGCTGGTCGATCTCGCCGGTTGCCGTAACGCCGATGAATCCGCCGATGCCGTTCAGCTTGTTCTTGTTCGATTCCTCGCGCAGCTTCTGGTTGGCTTCCCGGACCTTGCTGAACAGGTCGTTCAGGTTGAACTCGGCAGCGGCCGAGGCCGCCGTGTCGGCGGCGAACTTGTTGGCCTCGGCGATCCTCTCGGCCAGCCGCTCACGTTCGTTCACCAGCTTGTTCAGCTCGGACTGCGTGGCACGGACCGCGCGGATCAGGTTGTCGTCAAGGCGGGTCTTTGCCCCGGCCTTGCCCTTGAACGCATCGACGATCAGGGACACCAGCTTGTCCGCCGTGTCCTTCACCGAGTTCTCGCTCGCGGTGAGGCCACGGACCAGGCCCTGCCCGACGAAGATGCCGATCTGCTTGAACACCTTCGACGGCGAGGCGATGCCGAGGAAACTCTTTGCCGAGTCGACGGCGCCCTTCACCACATCGCGGGCGGCGCCTGCAATGTTCCCGGCCATGGCCTTGACACCATTGATCATGCCCCGGATCAGATCCTGACCCGCGCTGTACAGGTAGCTGCCCAGGTTCCCGAGGGCGGACCGGGCCTTGCCCGGCAGCTCACGGATCCGCTGCACCGCGTCGGCGATCAGCTTGCCGATCCGCTCACCGAAGGCGCGCGCCGCCTCGGCGGCCACCGAGGCAATCGTGCTGGCGAAGTTGGACAGGGCGGACCGGACCTTGCCGGGCAGCTCGCTGAAGAAGCGCA